TAGAACCTGCTACTATGATCCCTGTCGGAACAAACCGGCCGAACAAACCGAAAGAGGAAATACCGTGAAGAATGTTACGCTGATTCTGGAAGATGAGACTACCGTGGAAATTCCGGTCGCAAAGATTGCGACTAAGGCGGGCAAGGAAATTTACGGTTGGTTCCCTGTGATTAACGCAGAGGGAAAGCGCGCCACTGTTTCTAAGGCGTGGCCCCTGCCGATGAATTCCGGTCCAATTCAGTCGCCTATCGTCGGGCTGATTGCCGACGACGTGAATGCCGACGTTGATACGGAGGGAAATTTCCTCCGCGGATCGGCGCGCGTGACCGACGACGATTCGACCGACCGAATTGTCAAGCTGGAAGTTGAGCGTAAGAACAACGTCCAATTCGTCAAGGTTTGGATCACGCAGCCGCAAGGTCGAAAGGTCGCCTCTAACGAGGTGTTCGGACTCTAAGGGAAATTCGGGGGAGGGAAACCTCCCCCAATAACCCTCCCGAAATTCAACCGACAGAAAGAGGAATGAAATGCTGGAAATGATGGCAGAGGCAATCGCAATAATGATGCAGAATGATGATCGTAAACCGTTCAGCGAAAGAGTCTGGATATTGGACCATTTCATTCCGATGATGGATGTCAGCATCTTTGAACGCAACGGAATTGTGAACTGCGATATCGCGACTGGAAATGTTGGGATTTGTTCACAGTGGAAGGTCGAGGTGTGAAATCCAACCTCAAATGATCGCGAGAATGATGGGCGGAAAGGCTAGACTCCAACTACGGGGTCTAGCCTTTCGGCATATCTACGCTCAGATTAATTGATTAAAATTAATTCCAATGCCAGCTAGATATCCGACCCTTAGTTAGTAAGACCAAAGAGAGGATGAAATGACTGACTACGAATTGACCTATGAAGAATGGTGCAAGAAAGTCAACCGAATTCTAGTCTCCAAAGTGGGGATGGAAATGGATGATATGTGTGACGGTCCATCGTGGGATAGATGGTCCGATGAATTGACTCCAATGGAATACATCGAAGAATTGATGCTCGATTGGAATGACATGGATCGAGCTGAATTTGATTTGATCTTTGGAGGTAGCTGAAATGTACGGAATTAATGTCATCGAATATGATACTACTGGAAAGGGAGTTATTGTGTCCAGCTTTAGTTCCATGCCAAAGCACACTGCAAAAGCTTACTGTTTGCGCTTGAACATTAACGCCAGTAAAATGGAAGGCGCAAAGACTGTCCGATACGAGCTTATTAAGTTGGGGAAGTAATCTGATGAATAGCCTCGACCTAATTGTTGACAAGAAACTCGAGAAAGAATACGCTCCGCCAAAGGTTCCAATTAATGAGTGCACAGTTACCATTACCCAATGGGAGCGTGGAATGCGTACCGATGAAATTGTCAAGAAAGCTGGGAATGGTCGGGGCAGGAAAGCACAGGAAGTATTCGAGCTATGAAAGAGGATGACGATATGAATGCTGTGAATAAACTGACTAATACCTGGCCTGATAGCTGGGTTACCTGTAGAACAATTGGGCATAGTTGGAAGCCAATCAATGCTGAGCGTAAACCATCGTGGGGAACGCTACTGGTAATTCAGTGCGTTAACTGCCATACGAAGCGTGAAGATACGATTAATAGGTTTGGTGAAGTCTCGACTAGGAATTATATCCATCCCGACGGTTATTTGATTCCGGGAAAGCGGGAGGATAAGCCTAACCGAATGCAGTACCGTAGAGTATTGATTAGCAGGATGAACAAGGGGAAGTAATGGCGACCCATGAATTCACAGTCAAAGCTCAGTTGAATAAGGCAACCATGATTGTTAATTGTAAGTGTGGTTGGACGCATGAAGCTCGAGATTTGAATAATGGTAAAGACCGAGGGTTTAACCATGTTAGAATTGCCAGGAAATGGGAGGCACGCAATGTCAATTAAAGTTCTCTGCCCGAAATGCATGATGTGTGGCAAGCAGGAAACAGTTGAGGTTGATGAGGGTAGCTTTAATTCATGGAAAGCTGGCGAGTTGATTCAATTCGCATTCCCTGACAAAGACGACGATTTTAAGGAGCTCTTGATTAGTGGTACTCATCCTGCGTGTTGGGAAGAAATGTGGAAAGAAGAAACTGAGGATAATGAGAGTGAAGAAGTTGAGACTGAATAACTCACACTCGACTAGGCGAGTATAAATAGGTCTTAAGCCTAGTGCGGCCCACTGCGAAATTGTGGGCGTGATACCATCTTGTGAATAGACAGTAGGTTCTAACTCCCTGGGTAATTGGACGAACATTCTCGTTATATCCTCCCTACCGATTGCTTGATGAATACTTAACATATAATTTAATACTCAATGGGGATGGTGCATCGGTGTTCTATGTCGGTGTGATACCATTTGGGAAATCGGTGCATCATCCCCCAACCTATCGTAAAGAGGATAAATGAATACAACGACAGTAGTAATCGACTGGAATAGAATACTCTTATGCCTCGTGATTTACACGCTGTATAGGTTGTACAAATTCTACTTCTAAGGATCTAATTGAATCTGTTTTGGATAACGTACCTTGTTGTCTGCGTTAACTATCTACTCTGGACCGCTCATTATCATTTAGGAGAATGACAGTTGGCAATTCACACTGCTGAAACTACCATCAACATTAGCTGCGATTATTGCGGTAAAACGGCAGCAGTTGGCGGTGTCCAATCACATGACAGAATTCGCGAGGTATTGTCGCGAGTTGGTTGGAAGTACAATAACGGCGTCGATGCTTGTGAAGTTCACGCCGATCGAATTCGATTTTGAATAGTACCCCGGTTACTGTAATGGTAATCGGGGTACTGTCATGTCCGACATTAAATGGAAAGAGGAATTATGGCTATTGAATTGTTCAACGGTGCCGCACTAAATGTTGTAGTTGTAGATGCTGAATCATCCGCCGATCCAATTAGCTACCATCGGTATCTGAATTGTCTGGTGGAAATTGACGACGACAATTACTCATTCGCTATTAAGAACCATGAAGGTCATTACTGGGCAGTCTATGTATTTAACACGGTTATCAGCGTAGAATTCCAACAAGTAGATCACATCAATGATAATAGTACAATCGTAGAGCCAATCATCCGATGAATAAAGACATTAAACTATTCATCATATTCGCAATCGTTATGACCGTCGGATTCGCGTGTAGTGCATTCATCATTGACTCTTGGATGAAACAAGACTGTGTTGATGCCGGCAACTACGCTGACTGCATCTAACCCAAATTTATAGAAAGGCATGATACAATGGAAACGGTGCTGATTAACGGTAAATACGGTGTTGAAACTGGCCTACTAATTGATGAAGGCCCATTGTCGTTCCAGGTCAGAAAGTTTGCAGTGTACCTAGACACCTGGGACATTGAGCACTACGAATGCGATATCTGTGACGAGGACGGCAAAGACCCGGAAAATTGGGAAGCCGATTGGACTCTGACAGTTAAAATGGCAAGAGAGGAGGAATTGGAATGGCTCATTGATCTTGAAGAAAGAATGTTCGACGCTCTTAACGATCATACCCCGCATCCCTATCATTTCACTCGGCGCGATGGTTGTATCTTTCTCGAGCTCGTAGATGAAGATGATTACACGCTAGTAACTCCAACCCAGATTAAAGGAGACTAAATGCCAATCCGAGCATACTGGGATAAGGTAGAAGATTGGGAAGGTCTACACGCCGACCCATCTGAAACTGAAATCACCAACACAATTGTCCTGATGATGCAGGTCTGCGGTATTACAAGGATTCAGGAAAACAATGTTAATGAAGTAGCTAAGCGATTTGCGTTGATTCAAGTTCCCCAGCCAGCATTGATTCTTAACGGCCAACCAACCTTCGTGACTCGCCAACATATTGAACGGCGCTCTGGATTGACCACTAATATCTCGATGGTTACTCGCAGCAAATTCCTCGCCAACTATTATGAGCGCGTTGTCGATCATATCATCAGCATTCAATCAGAACACTTTGATAAGGTCAACGAATCTGTCGCCGCAATAACAGGCAGTGACTCTAATCTCATCGTGCCGCCAAAAAACCTCATCATCCCTTAGTTAGTAAATAATCATGCCCAACTTCGGAGGACGTAAAGCTCGAGTTAATTATCTACACCTAGCAGAAGTCATGAATCGTCAGGAGGATCTCCCGCATACCAAACAAATAGCCTGGGATACCCTAGCTAGAAAGGGGAAGAATGGTCAGACAGTAATTTGGCAAGATGGCGTTCCAATTGTAGTGTTTCCCTATAATCGCACAGACCATGCCCGATTCTGTATGTTTGGTTATCAAGACCGAAAGACCATCGACCGGATTAATTCAGTCATCGTCGATTGGAATATATTTCGTGTCCGACAAACCTTGTATGTAGAATTCCAGACCAATAAATCTTTCAAGGTCGATGAGTATGGTGCTTATAGGTTGAAGCCCGATGGAACCTGTAAGAAATTAGTTACCGCAACATCACATGAGGGGATGGTCAATGTCCTCTAGAATGCCAAATGACCCGCTCCATTCTCGAGTCTATCACTTACGCCCATTGGCAGGACGAACTGAAATGTCAACTGCCTGTGGCTTAAAGGAGTTGGGTAATAACAGTGTGGTATTGAAGCGGATTGAATTCAAGCAGAAAAGAAACCATCCCGCCTACCAGTTCACAATGTGCCATATTTGCCGAAAGGCTTGTGGCGAATAGCTAATTGGATTAGGTTGATACGCAAAGAGAAATGCCCCTGGATCGCTCAAGTTCCAGGGGCATTTCTCAGTGTAAAGGGATTCCGGTCTACAGAGGGGATGGCCGGAACCACTAATAACATTATACACTGGGGTTAGAGTCGAGTCAATCAATATTCCTCCCGATAGTGCTCTGATCCTATGGGAAATGAGGACTTTTGTATTTTAATATGATGGTATCAATTTGGTAAACCAATATCTAGTAATGCGTTATCCCTATATCCGTGGTTCTGAGGCACGGATATACGGATAACGCATGTCGGGGCATTAATTCATACTATTGCTTTACCAAATTAATACCATACCATTGGAAAGGACCATGCCTATTGACTCGATGCTATTCAGAGAGTAGACTTCCTACACTTGTCGCTTTAGATGATCCTCGATTTTTGGCCTAATGCGATCAGTTCAACAGGGGAAACTACAAGGGGAAAGGCTAACCATATGCCATCAGCCAATGGCGATGACGACGACGAAGCTGAAACACAACTCGAATTGCCAGACGGAATTATTGCCCTACCTTCCACCAATAAAGACGGTGGTGGGTGGGGCACTAGTAAACATGAGAGAAAAAGGACGCAGCAGAAAGGCATCAAGCAAATTCTGCGAGAGACTAACCCGCAGAAAATGGCAGATAAGCTACGAGCTCATGCTGATGACTTTATTGATACTCCTTGGAAAATGGAAGTACCAACTCAAGATGTTCATGGACATAGCACCTACCTAGCTCCATTCCTAACACTAGATATTGAAAAGGGAACAGCAAGTTGGGCATCTGACCTAGCGAAAATAACCACAACAGCAGACGGTCTTAGAATCTATCACCCCGCACCATTAAACTCATTGGCTAAACTAATCGCTAATGCTGAGATTAATGGTGAGCAGGGTGTTTTCTTTTCCAGTCAAGATGTTCTCCGTACTGCATTAGTACATGGAATGGCCGAATTCCTACGTAAAGGGATTCTAGATTCAATGGACGCAGATACTCGAGCATTGTGTACCGAACAGCTTAGGTTAATGAAGGATCTCAATGAGGCGGCTAAGGAGCAGTCATATGCCGTACTCATTGATGAACGCTTTAAGGCTTTGAAGGATGCACGACGTGCATTAAAACCAGATAATCTCCCTGACATTCCACTGCCCGGAATAACCCGCATTTTGGAAGAAAGATTGGAAGCAGCTATTGATAATCTTGGGCACGCATTAGGCGCCTGCTATAATTATGTAGAACTCCAGCAGAAATCACTACGCCGATTGAAGAAGGCAGCACCAGAATGCAGTGAGCAAATCATTGATAGAATTCGGGCAGAGGCAAGCATGAGAGAAACATTCTACGAAGTAACTGAGGAGGATTAAATGTCAGACCTACCGCCGTTCGGATCAGTAAGCATTAATGCCTACGCTACTGCCGCTGATGAAGCCGCAGCACAACTCGTAGCAACAATTCAAGGCCCAGTTGTCAATCCAATGGACGCAGACAATGCCATTACTGAATTCATCGAGCTCTGGAACAGCAACCCTCTTAGCTACAATCTCCAATCGAAACTCCAGGAACTTGAAGCCATCCTTGACCCAGCGGAATATGATCTACTCTATTCCCAATTGGTAATCATCGAGCCAGAAATTATCGTGCTAGCATAGACGGCCGAATGTTAGGTGCCCCTAACGATGGTGGGAATTCCTCCCATTTACCGGGGACTTAGACATTCGATTTGCTTTGACCGTATATACCTGCTAGTATTCAGGACGTGGTGGGGGATAGATCGCCGGGAATTTCTGGCATGATTCCCCCGGAAATATTCGGCAGGATAACCTCCCCGGTTACCCTCCGAGGTTTAATCCTCTTTACCTCCGAGGCTAATTCTACGGTTATCCTGGCGGTTATCCCCCGCCACTAAAATTATAAACATCCCTTAACCCCAGAAAGATGACGGAATAACAATGGCTTTGACCCGGCTCGAGAATTATGTGCCACGAAAGACTAAGCGTCCTGGCGCAACACCTGTAATTATGAATTTGGTTAACGAGGTTCCGGTAGATGACCAGTATTACGGAATTCGTGAGTACAGTTCTGAGGCTAGTGTTCAGGCAGCTAGGACTAAGGTTCGTGGTGAGTATAACTTCGTCGGAATTGAAGTTCACTACGATGAGCACCCGGAAAAGGATGATCGGTACATTCTGATTATCAAGAAGGATTCCAATACATTCCGCCCAATGACGGAAGATGAGATTGACGCTCGGGAAACTAAGAAGGAAGAGCGTCGTGCAAAGCGTGCGGAAAAGGCTGCGGAGAATGGCGCAACCGAAACCGACGACGATGATGATGACGATGAAGATTACGATGATCTCGACGACGATTCCGATGACAATGATGATGACGATGACGACGAGTAATCATTGTCCATAATCGGGGTGTCCTTATCCACGTTGCTAATCTTTCTGCTAATGTCACAGCATTCACAGTGAGTAAGTAATTGGTTAAGCCCCGAACAATACGGCTCCGATTGGTCCTATTAATTTAGGACCGATCGGGGCCTATTGTTGTCTATTGGATTAAATGAGAATTGATTGGAGTTAATTACATGCCGCAGAAACGAAAGTGCAACGTGTGCTTAAACCCCGCCGTTGTAGTGGACACTGAATACGACGAGTATTACTGCCATAAACATGCATTGAATTACCAGGTCTATGACGGCCCGCACCGCGAATTGGAAAAGGAGGAGACAAATGGACAGCCTTAAATACATGACCAATTACCGCGCTCAACCTCACTCAGTTCCAACAAAGGACAATCTCCACAGTCAAGATACACTATATAAGGTCCGTGATATCTTCCGCGATAATGAGAACACGGTTCAGGTGGTTATTCTTAGGTCCGATGGTAGTTTCATGAACATCTGGAAGGAGCTTAGTTAATTATGACAGATTGGGGCACGAGTAAGTCGAAGCCGAAATCCACCAAATGGCGCATGAAGTACGGCGATTTGTCTGGAGTATCGGATTCGCTAAAGAAGCGAGCACGCCAACGCTCTGTCCGAAAGAACAACGACAATGATTTTACAGTCATCGGGAGCTCAAAGCTATCCGACGAATACGATACTTACCATGTCACTTATGATGGCAGTAAATGGCAATGTGAATGTTGGACTCATGCTGGTGGAGAATTTCGTGCCGCCAGTGGTTGTTCTCATTTGGTGGGAGTATTACTTGAACTTGAAAGGACTAGACTAGATGACAGCTCAGCACCGAGTGAAATTGAAGCGGGCAAGACTACAACGGAAACGAAAGCGGGATCGGGCGCGGAATCGGCAATTGAAATTCAACGCAACAATGACAAGGGCAGTGAAGAAGTCAAGGCATCAGGCGAACACAATCAACGAGACATTCAAACCCAACGTCCTAATGAATATGTTGGAGAAGGACAGTTAACTCTTGTCACAGAACCAGAACATGCAACTCAGCATTACCTTCCCACAAATGACTCTATTCCAAGAAGTGATTGGGAAAAAGAGCTTGCTCGCCTGCCTGAATGGGTTGAAGGAATTAGACCTCATCAGTTGGATGCTGTTGGAACTGTATTGGAATCAATTAATCGCGGTCAAAAGCTCATTTTTATTGACGCTCCAACGGGATCGGGAAAAACTCTAATTGGTGAGATGATCCGGCTAATGACCGGAAAGAAAACAACGTATATCTGCTCGAGCCTGAGTCTACAAGATCAATTCGTAAAGGACTTCGATTATGCCCGAGTCATTCGTGGGCGTTCCAACTACCCAACTATATATGGAAGCCCGGACACTAATTGCTCGCATTGTACTGGTACAAAGTGTATCTGGTGTCCTGAACGAGATGACACAACCGGAATTGAATATTGTCCCTATAAGATCGCCAAAAATGATGCAGCGATGTCTCCCTTGGCAGTCCTTAATACTAGATACTTTCTGTACGAGACCAATAAGGCTTACCATAGTAAGTTCTCGTATAGAGATTTGGTTGTCGCTGACGAGGCAGATATTCTTGAATCTGAGCTTATGGGATTCGCAGAATGTTGGATTGGGGCGAGATATTTGAGGAGTATTGGCGAGGAGGTTCCTAAAGACGGATCGAGGTATAAGAAAATTGGCGACTGGCTCACAAATACGGTACTTGACAAGCTCATTACTCATATCAAGACTCTACCTAAGTCTACTGTTAAGGATATCGAAGAATTCAAGCGGTGGGAAACGGTCCTTGATATGGTCCAGTCTGTTGCACCGGAACTATCAAACGAAGAAAATGTTTGGGTCCGGCAACCTCACGATTCTGCATTGATACTGAAACCAGTCTACGTTAATAACTACGGACAACATAATCTATGGCGTCATGGCGGCATTTGGATCGCAATGTCCGCTACAATTATCAGCGCTGAACATATGGCGATGGACTTGGGCTGGGATAAAGAGTTCGAGAACGTCCAGGTGCCAATGACCTTCCCAATTGAGAACCGCCCTATTAAATATATCGGTAGTGCGAACATGACGTATAAGAATAAGGAACAAGCTTGGCCGGTAATGCGGGAAGCAGTAGCGGAAAAGTGTAGAGCTCATCCCAACGACAGAATCCTAGTCCATGCGGTGAGTTATGAATTAATGAACTACCTAGCAGAAAGGGTTAAGAAAGATGGAAGAACAGTTGTTACTTACAGTAACGCTAAAGAGCGAGAAGGGGCAATCGCTAAGTATAGAGCGACGCCTGGATCAATCCTCATTGCCCCCTCACTTGACCGTGGGGTTGATTTTAAAGATGATGATTGCCGAGTTGTCATCATCGCCAAAATCCCATTCCCCAATCTTAAAGACAGGCTCATCTCTTCCCGAGCTAATGGCCGAAACGGCAACGACTGGTACTCTATTCAAACCATTCGTTCTCTCGTTCAAATGTCAGGTCGGGGAGTTAGAAGTAAGTCTGACCACTGTGTAACATATATCATGGACCAACAGTTCATGAAGAACATCTGGAATAAAAGAAGGTTTATCCCGAATTGGTGGATGGAGAGCTTGGTATGGGAGAACAATGGATAGTGTAGATGAATATATTGAGAGCATCTTTGCTGAACTTGAACCACTGATTGATTCGCTACCTCAACTCGACGGGGAATTCCTCGAGCATGAATGGCAGCCAACTGAACTAAATTGGATGACCGCTACCGCCACAGTTGAAATTCCAGATAAAGTCATCGTTGACGTTGGCCTGGCACGAGCGAGTTTCATGCAGGTTATTGAAATGTTCACCTATGATCTACATAAAGTAACCCATCATTACCGTGGAGATTTCATTCCATTCCCCGAGTCAACTGTCGAGGCAATAGAGGACCGTCACGTTATCAAGATTACCATGACGAACTACCCTCGAGAAATTGTCACGACACTACAATGTCTAGCTATCGGGGACTTCAATAACCTCACTGAATTAATCGTTCAGAGTAGCGAAGCATTGTCCAGGAAATTATGCGAGGTTGTTCCCGGCCATAAAGCCGTATTGGAACAACCACTAGGAATTCTACACGCAGCCATGCGCACCGGAAGATTTGATTGACTTAGTTATTAACACGAGGTAATCTTATTATTCGCCCTCCCATTTTCAGGGTCAGGGATAAACCAGCAAACCACATTGAAAGGTGAATATATAATGACAGAAGCAGGATGGGGTACCGTATCTGGATTGGAGGACCGATTCACTGGTCCTGTAACAGATGCGTACTTTGACGTGAATAACAACGGCGGTACTACCCTAAAGCTCACCGTTAATGCCGGCGGCGAAATCGGAGAGATTGAGAACTTCTATGGGTGCGGGAAGAAGGCCCCGCTAATCTCCCCGAATGAAGTTGATGTCAGTGATTTGAAGAACCATATGTTCAATGAGAGCTCGGGGATTGGTCGCCTCATTGACACCCTCATTGAAACGGGCGGCATCGAGCAGATTCAAAAGAACGGTCCGCCAAATATCGCTAAGTCTTGGATCGGACTTAGTTGCACCTGGATTCGTCATGAATCTGTTGGCACGGGCAATGACGGTAAAGAATTCAAGTGGCAAATCATGCTTCCTGAAACTGACGAGGATCGTGCGGATAATGGTAGTACCGTTGCCGCAACGTCGGAACCTGCCACTTACCCGCAAGAAATCGTTGACCTCGTTACAAACTCTAATAGCTATGACGAATTCCAGGAGGCAGCGTTGGACCTGGACGTTGTTAAAGAATCAAAGCAATTGAGGCGCCAGGTTCTGAACGCTGATTTGTGGGAGTTCTAACACGCCATGACAACTTACCATCATGAGACATTGTGTGTAGGCGAGGAGGAAATCGTTGTCATCTACACGTACCGAATTCGCAAAGAGTCCTTGGCATCAGATGACATTGACTTGGATTTGGTACATGATGCGATTTTCGATTTGGACTCCACAATCGAAAATGCCATTGAGTCTGCCATTCTCGAAGATATCGGTATTGTAGATGAAACTGGCGAGGAACAGAACCCTTGGGATGAACAGAAATACTCGAGCCTATTCGAGTCAGACATCCTCTACGAACAGTAACATCTAGCCAATAAGAATGGCCGGTAATGCAACAGTCAGTGAGCATTACCGGCCATCTTTGACTTCACGGGGAACTCAATGCCATTGGATAACATCAAATCAGACAGGCCACCAACACTAGGATATCCAGTGAATCCGAAATCAGGAAATCCCTACTCCAGAGCTAGTGTTTATCTATTTGACGGAACCGTCTATATTCGCGCCTCCGGCGTCGGAAGCTGCCCGGTAGGACTCTCCTACCTAGCCTCCCAGAAAGGCCGGGAGAAAGGCACACAGGGCGACTCGTGGGCAACTGAAGCCATGCAGGTATCGTCGATTCTCGAGCCCATAACGTTAAAGCAATGCATAAAGAGAATTCATAAAGAAACGGGAATGAAGTTCAAGATTCTCGATCCATCTGACCCTGCTGATTGGCGCCATATTCCAACAGCCCGACAGCTAAAGGACTCAGATGCGGAATTTGGCGTGACATGGAAACTGTATGATGGCGTGGAGATTAACGGGCACCTTGATTGTCTATTGCAATTGGTCGAGGCGCCGGTCAACTGTGAATGGAAATTGGGCCAGGTATTCATTGGCGAAGTTAAGACACTGGGTGAGGCGTTGTGGAAGGAGGCAATGAAATATATGCATACGCCCGCCAATGATATTAAGAACCTATTAATCCGTCAGTATAAATGGCAGGGCGGGAGTTATTATTTCGGCGCCGAATCAGCATTGCCAGTAATATTCCTCTACGGTTGGAAGGTGCCGATTGACGACCCAGATTCCGACATCGCATTCAAAGTTAAGAGAACGAAATATGAGTTTGTTAATCCCCAGGACTTCCCCAGGAAAGCAGACTATTACAACAGAGTGGAGATGTTGGAGCAATCTGTTAGAACTGGCCGCCCTATATCAATGGAGTGTACCGAGGAAAACTTCTTCTGCGATACCAAATTCCTGCACAATTATGATGCACCTAAAAAACGAACTGTTCCTAATGGCGACCTTGACGCTTTGGAACTCGAGAAGTTGGAAGCAATTGCATTCCGAGTGTTAACTCTACAGGATGAGTGTAAGGTTCGTGACGATGAAATGAGGTTGCTAAAAGCTGAGGCAAAGGAGATCGTAACTAAGCTTCCAGATAACAAGGCAGTTGGCGAAGGTTGGACTATTCGATACGTAGACCACCCTATGCCGGAGCGGAAATTCCCAGCGTATCAACAACAGTATGTGACAGTTCAAAGGCCGAGGAAATCAAAGGCAGAGGGAGAGGATCTTGAGCTCGGAGAATCCGACAAACAATCCAACGACGGAAAACCAGCAAAGATTGTTTGGCAAAAGCTACCCGGCACCTGATAATCTAAAGCAATGGGTTCATGAAGATGCTAATAATCCGGCGCTGGATAAGTGGAAGAACTCAGATACCAATGAGAAGTTCATGGTCGCCAATGACCTTGGCAATGCATTCATTCGGAAGTATTGCGCGAAATCGGGTTGCGGCACCTGCCCACTATGCCTACTAATTGCTTATCTTGCCAACCCATCATCACAGTCAGACGCCCTACATATCGCAGACCTGCATAATAAAATGTACTATGCTGACTGGAAGTTCAGAGTCCATATGGATCATATGACACACCTCGAGAAAGAAGAGGAGAAGAAGTTTAATGCCAGCAACAACGGAACAGAGTCAACCAATACTCAAGACTTTTAAATCACGGGAATGGAGAGTGTGGGGCGAGGGGTATATTTGTGACGACGAACGATTCCTACAAGTTGTCAAAGTCGAATTCCCTGATGCGCCTGGTCGGAATTTTCTGGAGATTCAGATGGCTTATCCTGACGGAGAGGTCGGCTTTGTTAGATTCAGACTTGCCTTGGCTAAACATCGCCGCGCAATTGCTGAGGAGATTAGAGTCGTCAGGGAAGAACTCGGAATTAAGGGGAAACTATGACAGATATTATCCCGCCAGATCCCAACGATCCGGAAAGGATCTTGGTATTCGGTGGACCTGGCGCCGGTAAATCTCGATGTGGATTGACCATCGCTGAGGCTACACCCAATTCAACAATGTATGTTCTCGATAATGACTTTGCCTGGACCCGGATGAATAGCAGGCTGAAACTCCCGAACCTAGATATCACGCAGATTTTCCCGGACGATTGGGAACCAGCGACCCAGGCATTAAAGTCAATTAACAATCAAGCGGATAAACAGGATTGGCTGAATGTCGATGGAATGACTAGCGCTTGGAGTGCATGTCAGAACTCCTATTGTGTTCGGAACTATGGAATGGATATGGAGGTTTATTTCGCAAAGAAGAAAAAGGAAGGTGGAGATGGGTTTGAAGGTAACTCGGATTACCAGATCATTAACCCAATGTGGAATAAATTCCTTAGACTAATCCTGGAATTCCCGGGCCACGTGATTATGACGAGTGAAATGGAACCGCTCAATCCAAAGGAAAGGGACCCAATTATCAAGGAGATGTTTGGGCCTGTCGGAAGTAAGCCTCGTGGGCAGAAACGGGTACCTCATTTGCCGCACACAACCTTAATGTTGAACAAGGGGCGAGTCGGTCGACGCATTACTACGATTAAAGATCGTGAGCGTGAAGAATGGCAGAACGAGGAGTTTAGTAACTTCGCAGTTGACTATCTACAGGCAACTGCTAATTGGCGAAAGGAACGCAATGGATGACGATATCGACAAAGTTCTAGATGTAGAAGGTGAGGGTTGGCCGAATTCCGCTTTGCACCTATTAAACAATGAAGCTCAGATGCCGTTTATCATGGGCGATATCATCTTCGCTCCGTCACAGGTATTAACAGAAGATGGCATTACAAACGTTGTGGCAATCATGCTGCCACTAACGAAACCTCCTGCATCAGTTCCATATAAAAAGGAAGATGACCAGATAGTTTATTACACTGGCATTGCGTTTGACGTGGACTCATTCTTCGATTACGCTGCCGCAATTAACCGCCTAGTTGATCGGTACCAGTCCGGGGAGATTTAATGATCTGGGTTAGCAGTAGTGGTGAACCGAAAGCCCTAATGTCTATTGCTAACAAAGTATCGACATTCCCCGAGAGATTTGGCTGCGACATCCTAGTTGAAAATGCGGCGACAGTTGGAATACAGCGGAAGGAGATCAATGATTTCTTATCATCTATTGCTGATGGAAGGCTCGGCGATCAACGGCTCAAGATGCTACACAATGGGCAACTTGACTACCGCATTATCTTGCTTGAAGGTAAACTGGTCTACACAAGCGACGGCATTCTGGTTAACCAATCCTATAGTAACCGAGTAATTACGAAAGACATGATTGAGCAGATTCTATTGACCCTAGCATCGGAAGGGTTTATCATCGTCAAGACCAACAACCTTTCCGATACAATTGATTACGTGGAGATTGTGGATAAATGGTCACGGAAAACTGAGCACTCTACACTCAGTTCTAAACGACAGCTCGAAATAGAGGATGATTGGGGTCGAGCATCAAATGCAGATTGGCAAGCTCATATACTCTCGATGTTGCCAGGCGTCGGAATTAAGACAGCTAGGAATATTGTTAAACATTTCAACGGGAGTCCAGTACGTTGGAAAGTGTCAAAGAAACGGTTAATGGAAGTACCGGGCGTGGGGAGGAAAACAGTTGAGAACATTTACCCGGCATTCGATCCGCCTAGAGTTAGGAAGAAGATTGAGCACCTTTAACCCTGATCCACCATCGGAACATACTGAGCGCGAATTAGAGCTCGAAGCAATGCTCGAGTGGATTTGCGACGCAATGGTAAGAACTTGGGATGCTGCATCATTGCGTCCACCAACTGACCTTAATACTCCAATGTATTTCCTGGGCAATAGAATCCCCACAAAATGGAACGTGTTTTTCGCTGCTAAATTAAATGCAGCGATTGAAAAGGACGAAATGGGGGTCGATTAGTTGAGGCGCTCATACCTTAAACTTATCTGCAATATCAAAGTCCCGAATGACACTTACCATTGTGTCCGCCTTATTGAAACTCAGTATCTCGAGACATCAAAGCTAGACCCAGCAGAGGTGTTAATTCACAATGCCCGAATGATGGAGGCAGAATTCAAGGCCGCCTGTCAGTTTACTGAGTCACAATGGAACAACCGGATTTGGGAAGCACAGTTAATTGAGCGAGGCTTCGGTTGAAACGACGGAAAGTTATCCATGAGTGGACTCCTAAATATCTGGACATTCATCATTGGAAAACCATCCAGGCGTTGACATCAGCATTTGGAACAATCCAAGCTACTGGCTATGTTATCAAGAAAGAGAAGGTGGTTAAGAAAGATGGAGATTGACGAAGAAGAACTTGATGTCCAACCAATTCTGCGCTCAGCAGTCATCATGGACAGTGACGATATTGACGGCGTTAGAACAACGCTCGATTCAATTGACATGCTATGGATGTTGAATAAGTACACACGGGAGGTAATGAAAGAGGCAGTTGTTGTAGCTCAGCAAATGTCTGGCGATTGGTATGTCACCGTTAATGCCGATTCCCTTATTGTTATTACCTGCTCCCCCGCCCCGCAAATCCATCTAATGTGTAAAATGATCGGAATGAACATCACTCGCCGGCATTGGCATGTAGACCATATTGGCGACAGTCAAACTACGGACAATTCCTACGACGGTTACTCATTCCCATCTCTCGCTGATCTGCTTATTACAATTGACTCTGCCCCGATAATGAACTATCTTAGAGATCGACATCAGTTAATTCTGACTGATGCATAATACAACTAAATAGGCAACAGACCAGGGAGCACTCACACGCAACTGGTCGCTCATAGAAAAAGGCCCGGATCATTAATTTGATCCGGGCCTTTTCTTTTTGCTGGATGCAGTGATTAATACACGGGAGTTTTAGCTACCCCTAGCAACCTACCTGCTTTCGGCCAACGCTTTTCCAACAGGCGAACAACAACGTAATAGATCCCACCAACTAGTACGACAACGAACTGTGTTAGACCCTCGTTCGTAAAGTCAATCCCCCAGTCCAATAGTAGCGCTCCGATCCAACCGACAATCATCGGAACAATTGTGCGGATATACCCTGGCAGGTCAGGACTCATTATGATTCTCCAAACATTCTTTGAGCTTGAGCTCGAGTGTTACTATTGCCTCATTCAATTGTGTGATCTGAGCGTGATGAGCGAGTTCAGCAGTTTCCACAGCAGTCTTTGAGGCATCGGCAATGATCTGGCTATTCTCAGTTGCAGATTTAGTCTTATTGATCTTAGCTACTAACACACCGGATAGGATAGGGCCGAGAATCGCAGCTAATCCTAACCACCATTCCAAGCCCATTCACTTACCCGATCACTATATTCTATTGACAGTTACCCTATCTTCCCTATATTATAACAATTAACAGGTGTTCTTCGTCGTCTACCTGCCATGTAATTCCCCTTTCCGAAAATCCCCGGTCCCTCTGCCCAAGGAAGGACCGGGGATTTTTGTTTGTCCAATTACACTATTAACCTCGAGTGATGGGCCAGGAATTAAACCAGACCGCATCTACCGCAATAACCTGGTTAGGCAATCCGAGAACTGCGAGGACAATCTGATCGCCGCCCAAAATTGTTGGGTTAGGAACCCCCATCATTGAGGTACCATCAAAGCGGTAGACTCCTCTCCCATCATTAGGTTGGACGAGACAGAACATTGGAACATCATCTCCTGGTGTTGGTGTAGGTGGAATCGGGATTGGAGTGTTACTTTTAATTCCAGTGGCTAGGTCAACCGGCGTGCAATCAATCTCATAGTGCATCGCATCCTTATTGCCCCGCCAATTCCCGCCCCATTCCCATACCGGACAATTGTTGTTGGTACGGATAGCGGTAATCTCATTGACCATTGCACGAGGCATGTCAGTGATTAAGGTTTTGCCATAGGGATTGGACTGCCAGTTGATATCAATGGCGACACCATACGCATGGATACTATAGCCAGTACCGCCGGTAATTGGCCGGCAGTTATATGCGCCAGTATCCGCTCGACGAGTCAGATAATTGTAACGCACTAGGATATCATTCAGCGCTTTAACTGCCGATTGAATCCGTGGGTCAACCGTCACCCGCCCTTGACCATGTAGATCAATGCGAATGTATTTACTGGAATTGCAGGCCGGCGCCCAATCCTTACGAAGTTGGCTTGTCGTTCTTCCCATCATCTCCCTTATCTGCTGGGGTATTAGAACCATGAGGTGCAACCTCATCCTGGTTCTCGTGCGGATCAGCCTCTGGATTATCAACGTATGGGTTGATAGGCTCCATGCCCGGAATTACCTCAGAGTAAATGGGTGGGTGTTCTGGTACTTCTGAAACCTCAGCTTCAACCTCCGCCGAATTCTCATCCACCTCGGGGGTCGCATCCTCATCCTTCTTTGCCTTAGCCATTACACTGCCTTTCTGTTGCTGCTAATCGTCGACGGAAGTTCCGCCATTTGTTGTGGAATGGTTTTCTGTGCTTGAACTTGCTCATCAGTTACATCTCGAGGGACATTGCGAAATCGAGTGACCATTGCCGGGGTCATTTTGAGACTACCTCGCTGGTACAATTCCTCGGCCGATTCGTAGAACTCCCTCGCCGGAAGATTCAGCGCTACTTCAATCTGCCGAATATGATGAGCGGGAATCGGCTGATGTCCTGTCATGTATTCGTATAGGGTCCGGGTATGAATGGTCGATCGCAATGATAGTTCCTGTTGCGATATCCTAAGCTTCGTCATCAACTCCGCTAATTTAGAGTTGTTATTGAATGGCCGGCCCTTCCGATAACTGCTAACCTTCTGATCCTGTTTAGTATGCGGCAGAGCTCTCCGCCGATCTGCATTAGGCTGAATCTTGGGTGCCACTATCTCTCCTATGCAATCGAAAAATCGGCGGGCATTTGAGCTGGCTTATCAACTGGTCGGCCCTGCTGCCGGTAACGGTTGTTCATTTGAATGTACGATGTCAGCGGCGAAAGGCTCGGCCAACGCTCCAACTCCGATGTATTCCCAGATGAATTAGCATTCTGCAACACGTTCTTAGCTACCCTTCTCCGCTGCAATTCTTCCTTACCAAATTCAACACCAGTGTCCACGTCACGCCATAGAATTGGAAGGCCGCCATTAGACAAAAGGTAACGGTCGGCAGCAGCTTTATTATACTTCACCATATTATTGTACTCTTCATTAATCCCAAGTGCAGCCGTAATCAACTTACTCTGCGGAATAACGTCTGTCGCCAATCCCAACAATGGATTTCCAGTATTCGCCACAACCTGCCCAGTATTCTGATCGTAAGCCAGATTCGGATACATTTCCGGCCCACCACTACGGACATCAACGCCCATGATCTTCAATCCACGCTGAATCAACGGCGAACTTGCACCAATCCATCCCGCCATTGTCGCAAAGTCCCCTACGTCCTTAAAGGGTACTGCGCCACCGATATTAAATCCGGTGGTGCGCTCCTGTTTCCGGGGATCACCAAAGAAGAAGAGGGATCGGAATAGTTCTGGAATGCCAGTAGCTGCATCAATTTGTTCGTTCCTGGCAAATGCTGCGACAACCGCCATTCGCGTAGGGTGATCGAAAGGCATTGTCATTGCCATTCTCATTATGTGGCTGATCCATCCGTAGAATGGGAATACTGTTCGCAACACGGAACGTTCGATTGGTAGCATTTGATTCCATGACATCAATACCTCCTGCGCTGATTTGAGCGCCCGCTCCGATGCATAAACATGGGCTTCCCCAGATGGGATTCCCTCTTTAAGCAGACTGTCCAATTCGCTCTTATATGTCGAACGGAAATCTGCCGCTCGAACAACGTCGTCAAGGAAAGCGTTAGCATCTAGAGAGTATTGCTTCGTAGTTTGAATGCCGTCCCAGATTCTCCTAAGACTTTTCGCCCCGGCCATTTTAGAGTCCAACCACTTAGCCGATTGATCTGGGTTAAGCAAGTCCCTTTCATAGCTACCTGTGATCCCAGCAAATCTCGCTCCTTCTTCTTCGGGAGTATATTTGCGCTGCGGTTTCGTGTATGGCTTAGCAGTTTCAACGATCCTGCCAGCGTCATCAAAATTCAGGTGCGGTTCTCGAGTAGGATAGAACATCCCCTTTGATCCGCCAAAGTCATTCCATACCTTCGGGATTTCCAGCCATGCCTTTGGATTGTGAATGGTCATCATTGCCATTCCACCCAATAGATTATACCAATGCCAACGTGGCGAGAATGCTAATACACTAGCTCGAAAGATATCATTGACCGAACCGATTGCGCCGGAATTCAAAAACGACCGATTGTCCGGTGTGAATAGCTGCTTAAAGACCTTCTCAACCTCTCTCGGAATCAGGATATCCTTAAACTCCTGATTGCCCTTCAGCGTTTTAAAGTTGAAGAATGACTGCGGATCGAATTCAACCCAACCTGCCGCCATTTTCTTCTCAACGTACTTATGTGTATCTTCGCCAGGATTAATATTTCTACGCCGGCGCTGTGCCATTGAAGTATACATATCATAAACGTCTTGTGTAGATTTACCCATCGTTTGTACAAGGTTCTCTACAACTTCTGGCACAGTTTGCCGTGCCATGAAATCCTCGAAAGCGCCATATGAAATTGACAATCCCATGTTCGGGGTAGCCGGCGTGTAATCAAACGTCATCTTCCGTGCGAATTTCGGCGTCATATACTTCGGCTCAATCGTCAGGTAATTCACAGACTTAATATTCTCTGCCGTTACCCTCGGAATATACACTGGCTTAGAATTGGCCCGGACATCACGCCACTGCCCTTTAATCTCATTCATCAGTCGAGTGATCTCACCCTTCGCCATAAACCCAGCAAATAGGTCCTTAACGTGGTAATCAAAGTTATGAATCTCACTCGGCAGTTCTGACGCCAATTGGTAATTCAGGAGATTATAATCATCCCCATACTTCTCCTTCATATCCTCGCGAAATTGCCGGCGCTGCTCCTTGCCAAATTGCTCATACTCTTCTTGCCAAATCTTTGCATCGCCAGGATCAATCACGTCTTGAGCTCGCCGATAATTCTCAATAACCTGGTCAGCGTACCGTCGCCGCAATTCCGGCATATATGCATCAGCGGGCTTAAGCTGCATCCGCTGGAAATCCTTTTGCGCGAGTTGAACCAGATTATTCTTACGCTTAGAAACTCGAGCCTGAACGCTACTCCATTCCTTCGTAGTCAATCCCTTTGGCGGAGTTTGCTTAAACCAGTTCTTAACGTCCTCCAACGCAGCCTTATATTGTTCAGGATTCAGTGACGGATCATCAATGTACCGTTCCCGCATCTGATACACAGTGTCCAGTTTCTCGGACAATTCCCGCAGCTGAATATAACTAGGCGAACTATCCATCAATGCTGCCTTTTGATCTCCTGGCAGATTCTTCCATGTAGCTTCCGTAATACCATGATCTACCCTGGCAGCCTTTGCAGCTTTGCGCTCAATAAAATTAGAAGAGTCAAAGTAGCTATTATCAGCTCTATCCTTTGCGGCCCGAGTTCTTCTCGCCTCATCAACAATACGAACATCACCGCGAATATCGCGCTCAATAAACTGATCGACAACACCCGCCATATCACTTGTCTTTTGAACCTCCAGTTGTTCCGACAGTCTTTCAGCTTCGGAAAGAATAGACCGATCCATATTGGACAAGTCATCTGCCTCGGACCAATGCGATACTCCAGCAGTGGAAATTGGCCGTTCCGCCAAATCCCTCAAATACTGCTCTCTAATAGGCCCGACCTTACTATCCTTCGCTGCTTGCTGGATAAGTTTGTCTAGTTGAACCCCACCGGAAAATGCCTCGAACTGACTAGCAGCACCAGCCTTTTGCCCAATGTCCTGCGAAGATGAAAGCTCAATTCTCTTAATATCTCCGACGGCACGTCTGACCTGATTACTAAACTGGTTAACCAACTGTCCAGTCTTAGTAGTTCGGAATGATTCAAATGGGTCACGGAGAACTGTGTCACCCGCCTCATTGAATTTCTTAAACAATAGATCCGGGAGAACTCGAGTCCCTTCGCCCAGCGATTTAGCGGCGGACAATCCCACCTTCTGCTTCAATGGCAAATCTTCTAGCCCAACTCTCGCAACAGCGTTCTTCGCTTCTCGAGCTCCAGTTAGTGTGCCGATCTTTGCATCGGTTTTCGCAACGTCAACTAGCGCCTGCTTCCCCAACGACTTTGCGGCACCGTGAGCATATGGGAGAACGTCGAGCGCAGTAAAGACTGGATTCGCCAGCAAATCTCCAGCAGGCGTTCCACCGGGTAGAAGTCCACCCGCAACGTAAGCGCCTGGTAGAAGTCTGATAATAGGCAGGTTCGCAATATCGCCAGGGGTGCGAACCTCCGCAAGCCTTTTATCAATGTTAACAATGTCGTCAACTTCTTGCTGAAAGATGCGAGGCGCTGCGCCAATGACATCAACCATCTGATTAACGTTACGGGCGATGTTGCCCAATACGTCAGTGGCTTTTGGTTTGGGCAATGGTGTGGCTGGTTTCCTAGTGGCGGCAGTGAATGCAAATGCCCCGGCATCGCCACCGGACAATGGCTTTCTCCCACCAGTCTCCCTTTCCGCATTAATGCGACTCAACGCATCCTGATATCTCCCCATTATCTTGCCTTCTTAAAATCAGAAAGGTGCAATTGCTTTGGCGCATCCTTTGCAGATTTAGCCCGCGCTGCATTCTGTTCCTGTAGCAGCATATATGGGAATGCCTGCATCGACTGCATCATCATGGACAATGCCATCGGATCCTGTCGCACGATATCAACATACGGCTGAGCAAACTTCTGCTGAATCGCCATAATGTTCTCGTATTCCTGTGGCGAGTAGCTCGTCATTTGATCTTCTTCAACGTCCTGCTGAGAATAGCCGGCGATCTCCGCCAACATATCCAATGACGAATTCCGGGCCATATCGAATTCCCCGGCTAGAGTCTCTTCATCCTTCTGATCACCATTCTCATCATACGGGTCAATTCGCGCAACATCGACCGTGTATCGTGCGATAATTTCCTTTAGCAGATTCTCATCAGTTCCCGTTTGCTGCCCTAGAGTAATCAGATCATTCAGCGTTTCTTCTGTCGGATCACCCTTCTCAGCATTCTTCTTCTGTTCCTTCTCATCATCGCTTTGCATTTTCTCCAACAACCAGGCGCCAACGCTAACTCCGCCACCAATTGCAGCGCCAGGGATACCGCCGAATATAGCGCCAGTTCCAGCGCCAATTCCAACATCCTTGACAAAGTCCTTCCAGGTGCCAGATTCAGTCGGCACAAACCTATCAGCGGCAGATTGTGCAACGTAACCCGCAACACCGGACTTCAAACCCTTTGCCAATGCACCGCCCTTTGCAATGCCTCCGCCCTCGCCAATCCACTTAGCGATACCACTGGCACCTTCATCGGCGGAACTGGCAGCGGCTTTCGCAATGTCATCCGTGATACCAGAATTCTTCACCAACCGTGCGCCTAGTTTAGTACCACTAACCTTACCCTTAGCGCCACCGTACATATCCTTGATAAACCCTGACAGTCCACTCTTAGCCGCTTCAGCGCCCAATGGCTTAGCTGTAGATTTAATCCCCGCCATAGGATTAAAAGGCTTAACCCCTTCAATCTGCTGAGCCATCTTCCCTGTACTACCAATTGGACCTTGCACAATTGGCGCAGAATATGCCGGGCCGGTACTGCCAGGTGGTAATGCCAATGCTTGTGGCCCAGCCATAAGTTCACGACCGCCACCAATGCCAGATGAAATGGCCCGGAGATTATGCCGATTCCCAACTGACTTAAGCAATGCCTCACCGGGCGTCATTGTCGTACTACTAAAGCCCTCGAGCGGTTGCATATTATGAACGAAATCGACTTCGCCAGGGTCAACCAAACCCCGATTAAAAAGGTCAACAGCAGTCCGCCAGTTTGGAATACCACCACCACGGGAAAAGTTAGACATGATCTATCACCTATTCTTTCTGGCGGCGAGTTGTTGTTTACGTTGTGCAGCAGAAGTCGGAACCTTTACGCCAGCACCGGGCCTAGCTGGTGGTGGTGGCTTTGGCTGATTACCAGCGGCTGCAATTCCCTGAATCCAAGCTTGCTGATCCTTAGAGTTATTAACCAGCGCAGTGTAGAACTTCTGCTCATTTGCCCTATTGGCGGCCACAGCAGCATTCCATTTAGCCATCTGAGAAGCATCATTATTACCGGCCTTCGCAGCATTCATCTGAGCAAATGCCAATTCCTGCCCACGCTGAATTTGCCGGATCTTCTCAGCGTCCTGTTCCCTCTCCTCATTTGTCTTACCCGTATCAGCGAGAAGGTCACGAGTAATCTGGTTAATCTTTTCCTCAGCATCCCGAATGTACCCAGCATATTCACGATTGAGCTCGTCATCCGCCAGACCGTAATTAGCCAACGCATTACTCAGGATATCTGTCTGGGCTTGTTCTTCCATCAAGCGACCGGGTGCAAAGAAGTTGCCAGTCGCATTCGACCGAATACCCTCTGTATTCATCTTTGCATTGAGATTGGCTTCCTTCCGGCCCAACTCATTGCCCTGCATTTTCGCATTCTTAGACGCCTCGGCCTGCCTCATTGCCTGAGTAATCAAACCCTTGCTACCTTCACGCTCCTGATTACGCAATGCCAAAAGTTGATCTTTAAGCGCAGACGCACGCAGGATTGACGCCATATCCCCCTTCGCGTTCTCCTGCCCTAGTCTGTACTCCAATGCCGCAATCTCATTAGCACGAGTTCCAGCACCACCAGTTGACGCAGCTTGAAGATTGGCTCGTTCAACATCCCTCTGCGCATCCAATTGATTCATACGCATTTGATAGCGCTCTGGACCCTGCATCGCAAGGGCAGCGTTAACGCCCATCGTTGCATTCTGGTTCCAATTATTCTGCCCTGTCATATACGCTTTCGCAGCCTTATCCCAAGCTTGCTGCTGAATCTGCAAATTGGTCATTGTGCTTTTTGGCGCAGGCTTACTGTAAGTCTGCTTCTTCGGCTGCTTTACCTGTTCAGCATCTACCCACCCAATTTTCCTCTTAACGTACCCAACCGGGTCCATACCAAAACTAGTCATGGCTACTCCTACCAGCCGTAAGGATCATAAGGATCATAGCGAAATGGGTCAGGCTCGAGACTGCCATTCTGGTTATCAGTTAGAGCTCGGAACTGTTGCCGCAATCCCTGGACATTACCGTCGAAATCTTCCTTTAGCGTTTTAGCGATATCGATGTCTCGGTCTTTAATTCTAGCACGGTACTCGGCGTAATCGTAGATGAAGTGTTCCCAGCCCTCAACCACATCGAGATTAGCACTATCAACATCGCCAGTAGAAGTAGGGTAACGATAGTAATGAATGCGGAGCGTGCCCGGCGTATGGGCGGCGGGATATACGTGAAGCCTAAACGTTGTAGTTCCGGGATATCCCCACCATGACCAAACACTAGGAACTCCTCGGCTAGTAGACTGCCCCCCCTGCCGGAAATTGTTAAGCTTAACCATCGGACATGATTCCAATGGATAGATAACAGAATTGGCGGTAACCGGGTTATTATCGCACCACTCCATGCGATTCACTCTAATCGCATTTGGCGGGGCGTTGAAAATATATTGTCCAGTCAACGCAACAACATCAGAGGTGGTAGCGAAACACTCAGTAATAATAGCTACTTGTCTCGCACCCTCTTCCAGCCACGTATTCAATTCCTTATTCTCAAACGACCCTTCACCATGAGGTTCACCCAGCCTTTCCCGCAGCTGAATTCTGGCATGTTCTAGAGTAATTGGCATGTTCAAATACCACCAATGCTAGGAGTAGGGGGATATTCAGTAATCGTAAAAGCCATTTTATCGGCCTGGATACCGGCATCACTGGCGCCAATGCCAAAATCATTACCGGAAAAGTTAGTGACCTTTACCTTAACGCTACAATCATATCTGCCCGCTGGAAGCCAAATACCATTAATTGCCTGGCCCGTATCATTCAGGGATCTAATAGGGCCAGAACAAAATGGGGTATGCCAACGCAGATATCCGCCGCCTACGAATGAAGTCACAGGACTCAACCGATCACTCCATGCTGATCCAATCTTAATTCCATCACCTAATGATGGAGTAAAGCCATATGGGCGCAAGAATATATAAAAGTTAATAGACGCATTACCAGTAGTCAGGTACCGATAGTGTTCAATATACCCATCAACCGCAAGCCAAGACCAATCCTTCTGCTTATAAATCACCATGTGGCTGTCATTGGATTTTCCAGCAATAATAACATGCTGCATATTTACAGCAACGCTAGCATTATACGCCCAATTCTCTGCTAACTGCCCACTGCGCCAAACAATCGGAAATACCTGACTCTGCGACCATGTGCTAATCGCCCGCATATCCTCATTAGTCTTAGCATCATCAAGAACCGTATGCGGTAGAATGAGGCTAGCTTGATTGGGCGTTTTCACTACACTGCCGCCAGATACTTCGAGTCAGTGGAATACCCCATGCGAAACCCTAGCAGATCGGGAGCCCCTGCAATCACATGCAAATCTTCAGCCTCAAACTCGATCTGAATATCCATCCCTGTGATATCCATGTTAACCAGAGTGTTGATTGTCTTATTCAACTGACAGTCAACCTGAAACTCCTTCTTCAAATCACCACCATCAGCGTAAATTCTCACAGTCATCTTATCCCGACTTCCATGTCCCCTAGTCCGCACCACCATTTCCCGCAACCTTGTGCGTCGTGAAATAGTGGCGGAAATGGGATGCGTCCTCGCCTTATAAATATACTCCCTAGCATCAGGATTGATTCTCGCCATGAACTTTGGATTGGCTGCGTCTACCTTAACCTGAGCTCGAGTTGCATACACTTGACCATCGTACTGAACGTCATAGTGAATCCAAGGATTATCTGGATACCCAGAGAAAAGAGTGGAAGTTTGCTTCTTCCTGATCTTCCACCACGATTCAGTCCGAACATCGTAGACCCACTCATTTGGCGCAAAGATGTACGGGTACCGATATGCCAGTTTCCCCCGTGTCTGCATTGCGTGCCAATGCCGGTCAAACATATACGTGTTCATAAAGTCCGGACGTAGTTGCTGTGAAATGCAGACTGATTTATCACCGCCATTCCACAGGAAAGCTCCGACCCTTGATCCATACACAACGCCGGCGTCAGTTGTCACAGGCTTAGGAGTAGCTCCAAAAGTGGGCGTAACACCGGGGAAATGGATAATCTGTGATCCGGCCGACTCAATATCACCCCGAACCACAGTGAGCCCAGAATTGGCATTGAGAATAACAAGGTCATTATAGTTAACTGATAGTAGCGCATTAATAGTATTCCACTTGCTCTCATTAGGCAGAACAATTGTCTTACCCGCAACAGTACCAGTAGCCCAATCCGATGAAGTGAAATTGTATCTCCGTGTAAAATGTAGATTGTTATTATGAAGCGATCGCCCACCTTGCGGCTGGAGAAACAATGGCTCATCAACCCATGCGCCGAAATCGTTAGGGCCAGCAGCAGTGACCAACCTTCCTTGATGAATACACGATGCCGTAACATTACATACAGCATCAGGAACGTTGTTAACCGCCCAACCCGGCAGAGTACCTAGTGATAGAGTTTGAACAACCGAGCAAACTCCATACCCTAACGGATTTGCCATTGCGAGCGACGTTGCAATGAACGACGGTACCCCGGCCTTATTCTTATCATCCGGCAATGGATTCTTCAAAAACCTGAATGGCGTAATGTTCATCCAGCCATAGTAGTCCATGAAGTTAGCTACGAAATTCCCACCACCAGGTTGAACTGGTGCAGCAGCAGTACCAACATCAATGCCGTGATAATACCCAATGAAATCAATATCGCTGGTCAACTGCCCATAGTCCATCAACCGCATTTTCCGAAACCCATGATAGCCAGTACCATTATTATTACTGGCAAAGGCTCCGAACCCAATCATCATAATCGACTGTTGCTTATGATTTAGTGAAATGCCACCACCAGCGGATTCAGCGGCACCATAGAACTCAGCAAATGGCGAAATAATGGCGGTATCCAGCACGCCGGCAGGATTAGTATTATCCGGGACCCAAGTGCCAATCGCAGAAGCGTCGGCCATTGTATAGTCCATCTCTACTTCAACTCTTGGCCCAGCCAACAACCCCGATTTAGTTCCCGCTATACACCCATAAGTATTATCTTCCTCAAACACAGCGTACTGATTCTCGATATCAGCATGTGGATTACCCAGCGCTGATTGTGCATCGTCACTGGCAATGCCAGCACGAAACACGGAAAAGTCAAGGAATTCCAGCTTCTGTTCATTACCCGCCATTACTCGTCCTCTTCATCGTCGAGATAACCATGAGCTAGAATAGATCGGAGAGTGCGCTGCGATGACTCCATGCCTTCAATCTGATATTTAGTATCAATCAGTTCCCTGTTCAAATCCGCTGTCGCTCCAATAGCGGCAAACTCCTTATCCTTAATCAGAGTCGATTGACACCCAGCATATGCAGCGAATCTCATTGCGGGGATCGAACCCTCCAACGTAGCCAGATCAGAATACAATGCCTTAAGTGCCGTATCATTAGTAAGCAAGGAGTGGGTAATCTCTTTACGATTCATCCTCAACTTATTTCTTCGCCTTGTCCTCTTCCAATCCTTCCACAGTATCCTTAGCAATAACGCTACCAGAGCTTTCAGGTGTACTGGCATCTTCTGGCCTTGTGGGCGATTGTCCCATATTCAAACTCTCGACCATTGACGGAGCGTTGCCAAAGTGCGAAAGATCCTCGGGAATGTCATGCGTTTCTACCGGCACAACTCGAGGGTCCATGTGCCGTTCCTCTGGCCGTGGAAGAACAATGTCACTGGAAATAACGTTACCCGCAGCATTTTCCTTCAACAGCGCAATAGTCTCTTCCAACTGCTGAATCCTCACCTCCATATCAGTATCATTCATTCCGTTACTGATAATCGGCGAGAACTTGCCAGTCTCATCTTCACTAGCCATAAAGATGCGCTGTTGCTGCATGGTGTAAACTTCGAGCTTCGGGCGGAACTCCAACCACTCTTCCCAATTGTCCCCGAAATACCCACACCAACTCTGCACAATTCTAATCCGCATTGACCGCTCCGGCGCACCGGGAGAATCAGAAAGTGTTGGATCGGCGAGCCACGCACACGCAACCTTCCAAGTAATGTAAATCATCTTACTCGGCGGCGCAACGTATAGAGTCCGAATGTACTCAAATTTCCTTTCGACATCATCCCGGTTAATCAAACACACCGGGGTATCCTCTTGCATTGGCCCGGAGAAAACCGGCATATCTGTAAAATCAGGCTGAACCGACATATACGAATCCTTGTCATGTTGCTGGGTGGAATTAATTTAGTATATCAGGGACAGTATCATATTCAGAGCTCTATTGCAATCAGCGGTTTAATCACGGAAAATCCCCCCAATCCAATTAAGGAAAGGGGGGATGGTCCGTCAGCACCCAGCAAAGCCGAGCTAGTTGATTTTAGTAATTCTCAATGAGTCTAGCGATAACCCAACGCTGAGCTCCAATGGTGACATCAGCGGTAAGTGCAAGTGCCACCGTATCGCCAGCGGCAATCGTGACGGCACCAACAGTGGTCAATGCACCAGGCGTAGCAGAAGTATTCAACGCATGACCCAATGTGGTAGCAGAAGTCACACGGACAACTGCAATACCACCGACAGGGACAATTCCAACCATTGCACCAGCCGCAGCTGCATTAAGTGCAACGCCAGCGAATCGCCGAGACAATCCCGTAGCCGCCGCAGTGGGCGTAACGGACAGCGGATTAGCAGAAGTCGGGGGAACGAAGTAAACCGCATCCCCTTCCTTAACCGCAGCATCCGCACGATAATGGTCAGACGAAGTGCAGTAATGAATCACCGCACCGTCGGGAGTGAGGAACCCGGCGAAGTTATAACCACGCCGAGTAGGACCAGTAAGCAACGAACCTGACATTTGTTTCCTTCCTAATCTGTATCGTGGTGGTTAATTACGAGACACCCGTAACGCGGTGCTGAACGGCGGGGGCTGTCACGAGAAGATTACCAGTGAACAGAAGCTTAGTACCAATACCAGCCTGGTTATAAGCACGCTGGAATGGCTCCATGAAGAAGTCCGATCGAGGGGAAACTGCGAGCTTAATGAAATCCTCAGTCAGCCAGTACAAATCACCTGACGGGCACTTCGGGTCAATCACCAGCGGAGTCCCATTGTACAGAACATTGTGGAACCCAGCATTAGCCAGAACAGTATCCTTCTCATTGGTATTCACATGGTACTGAGTCTTAGCCTGAGCGATGGTAAGAATCTTATTGTAGATCACCTGAGTAGTAATCCCAATAGTAGGATTCTTTCCACCTCTTGTAGCTGCCGACCAGTAATTTTGAAGGAGAGTAAAGTCAGTACCAAGAGCAGCACCAGCAGTAAGGACACCCGCAAACCATGTTGCAGATGACCGATCCCAACCACCGTAAATACCAGTAGTCGCAATTGCCAGTCGCAAACCTTCCACATCTTTCGGGTTAGTACCATCAGAATAAAGATCGGTACCGAGATGCTCCCTCATCATCATTGCAGCCTGCTCAACTCGAATCTGAACACCATTCGCAATAGATTCTGAGGTGTCCATCTTAACAAGTGAGAGATTACTGAACACAACCGGGACGTACTTTTCCTTCCATCCCCATGCAGCGGAACGCTCAGTGTCTTGCGGAGCCATATTAAGAGGCTCGAGCTCACTAAACGATCCACCAGCGGTGAACTGGTACGCAATCACAGGCTGTTCAATCTGGTATCCGCCCTCAATAAATCGGCGGTTACTGTTATAGATCCTGAAGAACAGCGGATTGCCAGTGTAGGCAAGATCAACAACGTCGTCCATAAGGTGACGGTTGACAATTGCCGAAATATGGTCCGCACCTACCGGAGCCGGCATTGTTTATCTCCAATCAGAAGTGAATGAAAAGTATTGATAACTAACCATTACATACCACTCTGCATTCTGTCAAGATCAGCCGCCATAGCAGCAGTCTTTTCAGAAAGTCGCGGTTTATTTGCACGTGGACTTAGTGTTTCTCCACGGACATAACTCTCACGATTAACATTGCCGCCATCGCCAGTCAATTGACCCGCATTAGCCTTCCTCGCATTAACTTCCTCACCTGTAGCCAATGCCTGTAGTTGAGCCGCTACAACTCTGTTATTAATATCCGGATTCGACTGTAGAGCAAACTCGAGGGTCTTTCGGAAACCACCTTCAAGTCCAAACTGCTGAATAAATGCAGGAGCCAAATTAGACCGAGCCGCTGCAGAATGTAGGAATGTGGTTTCTTCATCGCTAAGTCCGAGATCATTTTGGAACGACTTAACCGTCTCGATCTCAACTGCAATTGCCGCTTGCTGTTCCTCTGCCTCTGTCCTTTGCTGAATCTGAGTGTCAAATTCCTCTACACTTGCAAACCGCTCATCATACGCAGCGAATCGTTCATCAATCTTATCGAACAACGGTGCAAGATCAGGATATTCGCCACGAACATCATCGGGAATAAAAGTCTCTGGCTGTTGTGGGGATGGCTGAGCTTGAACTTCAGCAGGAGGTTCTGAAACCTGAACCCCTCTCTTCATATTATTGTAGTAATCCATCAACTTCGCCGACTCGGCCGGCGTCATCGAATTGGCCCACTCAATCAAATTCTTAACATCACCAGCTTGATCGGCGGGAATCTCGAGCCCATCAAGATTAATTACATTTGGTGTAGGTGAAGTAATGGGAGCCTCTGGCTCCCTCTGTGTGGCCCTCTCCTGGCCGCTAGCTGGTTCGGCCGGTGATTGTCCGGCACCATCATTTGCGTCGATCTCAGGGGCCGTAGCGGGCGGGATATTGGGCGTCGGAGATGTCGCTGGATCAACCTCCGCACCTTTATTCGCAGCGGCAATATCCGGGTCATTACCCTCATCCATTAGCACATCAAGATCGGCAGCCATATCCTTGCCCCGATCGAAACGCATAACCGGGATCTCTTCATCATCTGTTGGAGAATTGATATTAGAATCAGACATATCTCATCTTTCTACTCTGCTGGGTGAATTGGAACGTGAAAAAGGGGCCAGGACAGCGGCGTAAATCCTGGCCCCCCTTTCGATTTTATTAACCACCAAGAAGTGCTGCAATTTCGTCGGGCGGTACTCCACCAGGAGGAAGGCTAGATGACATCATTCCACCACCACCCATAGGTGGAACTGGAGGTTCAACCATTGGCGGCATTCCACCACCCATATCGGGCGGCATACCTCCTGGTCCCATTGCCATTGGATTAGTTGCCATTGCCCCTTGTACCGCACCAGGTTCCTGAATCTTTGTCAGAAACTCATTGGACATTGCATCTACCCAAGCAGGGTCCGCATCCGGCAGCATCTTCATAGCAGCAACATCAAGGTAAGTAGCTTGTAGTGCCTCTTGAAATGTGTTTTTGCTACGAACAGCCATTATACCTCAATTACTTCTGCTCGTAGGAAGCGGGAACAGTACCCTTTTCCTTCTCATTCTTACCATAGGCAGTGGTACCAGTGTGACCAATCTTCACAATGTTACCGCCCTTGGCCTTCTTAAGACTCTCAACTGCCATTAGTGTACTCCTTCATTTGGTGGTGAATTAAGTATTCCACATATTCAGTTCTATGTCAAGGCGAGTTATGGCTGCCATACCTTAATAGCAGGGACTTGTTGCCATGCTGTTCCATCCCAATATTTAATAGCGGTTGGTGACGGCGTGATCCAAGCTGTACCATCCCAGTATTTCATTACACCGGGAATCCAACCTGTAGATGGAGGAGCTCCGAGAACAGCGGAACCTAAACCGCAAAGCATAACGCCGCTACTATCAATTAGCCCGACTCGCGCAAATGGCGTAGCCGCAACACCGGATCTAGCGACCAATTGAACACTACGTTCACCTGACCCAACTGTAGACAGATGTTTAGTATAAGCAGTCCATCCTGGGTCTGGGGTGAATACTCGGCCGGCAGAGTTGAAACCTAACACCCCGAATACTAATGAGTCGGCAGCGGGCGTATGAGAACCACCGGAAATGATTGTCGCAGAGGTTTCGTTAAATGCACCATGCGTAATACTGCCAGTACATGGATTGTTAAATGCAGCGACCGCTGAACATCGTCTCGACATTGATTGGCTCGAGGTAATTGTTAGTGTGCTTCCAGCGGGCAAAGCAGTGGTCAGCACACTCGAGAATAGAACGATGTTAGTCGTAAACCCTGCTAACTGAGCAGTTGACATCACCCAGGTATTATCGGGCGTAACGGAATCGGCGATTGTGAAGGTAGGGTTTAGTGCAGCGATCCCGACAAAGCCAACGACAACTAGTGTACCAACTGGCAGTGTTGATGGAACGGTAATAACTTCGGTCGTTCCAGACGCCATAGCCGGGTCAGTTCCAAATTGAGTTAAAAGCGCTGGAGTATTTGGAATGAATGCTGGTGGCGGAATAGCAATCTGAACCGCAGCACCATTTGTAGCCGACTGGTTATTCTGATACGTAATTGTATCAGCGGAAGTCAAGCTAGGTAGAAGTTGTGACTTACTACCCCAAAGAACTGTCTCAACTTGTGTGGCGCCCAATACAGTAGTGGACCAAGTTACGAGTGTAGCGCCGCCTGAAAAAACGGGCGTAACTGTCTCATTCGCAGTAGTCGCCTCAAATGAAGCAGTTAGCACCAATGAATCATTCTCTGGCGTTACAACCCCATTTGCCACATTCGTTAATACCGTACCAGTTACATTCCTAAGCCCCAACGGCCCTTTAATAATCTTAGACAACTCAGCTTGCGAAGTAATACCACTACCCCGCACAGTTATCATTAGCCCAACTTTACCCGTACTCGTTGCGCCCGTGCCGCAGATATATGAAGCCGGATCGCCAGCCTCAACATACCGTGCGATAACCTGACACGTTCTAGTACCCATTACCGCTGCCGGAGAAATGGTGACAAATGTGGCGTTAGTGCAATCGAAGATCGTGGTGCCAACAGTAATGCTCGTACTGGCGATTAATACAACATCACCAGTCACCGCATTAGCAGTTGCACGAGATAGCGACATCGTGCCAACGCCACCAACATATGCTGTAGTTGACCCTACCGTAGTGGGGACTGTCATATGTCGATCCAAACCTCATGCAAAACTGGCGACGGTGGGGCAGTAGTTGAAACCGTGACCTTATCGCCAATGTTCAATGCCGTGACGTTTCCAACCGGCGCAGAAATACTCCCAACGCTACAGATGATATCACCGAAAACTGTAGTAATATCTCCATTAGCTCGGAAGAATGTGCCAGCATACGTCTCAGCAAGGGAGGAAATAAATCCATCGGAAGTAACACCAGCACGACCGATCACTACACCATCAGCAACAATGTCCTGGTCGATATTGAGATTGAATGCATGGACATCACCAATTACATCAACGTTCCCGCCAACATCGAGATCAGCACCAATATCAGCATCATTAAGTGCGTGAACTGTATCACCGAGAATTTGTGCGCCAGACGTAATATTACCACCAGCAGTAATGTCGCCAGAAGCGTTGATATTGCCTAGCGACTGGAAGCCGGCAGTTTGCATTGAGCCTAATGCGACAACTTTGCCGTCACCGTAAACTGCGAAGAGATTAGTGTTCAGATTCCGGTCATCTGAAACCTGTAGAATCGGGACAGTTAGATTTCGAGCTCCATCAGCGGTGAATTCCTGGCCGTAAAATCTGGCGGCAGTTGTATTCAATCTCGCAGCAATGGACCTGATCTCACCGTATTCATTGAAGTATCCAGTCCGGCGAGTTTTTGTCCCATCGTTGTAATTAAACCTGAGGCGTTCCGGCCATGTCCCGGTCGCAGTCCCATCATTCACGATGGTTAGATGCGCGAAATATCCTGTATCACCGTCAAGATTCCGGGCCAGCGCCAAAGTCCCCATCAACGCATTACCGTTAAACATGGCACCAGAATCAGTACCAACTACAATCAGGTTTCCAGGATCGGTACTGACAACTAGCACAGCGCCAGGAACATCATGGAAAAATGCACCGCCGTCAGGTCCGGCAACAATTGAATTGCCAACCTGGCTCGAGACAATAATTGGGATTGGCGGCGCGACGTAATCAAACCAAGCTCCGCCATCCGGTCCCGCTGTAATATCATTACCCGGTTTAGTCGATACAATTACTGGCGCAGGTGGTAATGTCGGTCCTGGGTACCATGCACCACCATCAGGACCAGCAGTAAGAACATTAGCGGGCTTTGTCGAGACAATAACAGGAACAGCAGGATTGATATGATCGAAAAACGCCCCACCATCACTACCGGCAATAATGTCATTCCCAGCGTCCCCAGAAATAACCAGAACCAAACCGCCACTACCACCACCAGCAGGAGCGGTAACTAGTAGCGGCTTAGCTACATCTAGAATTAACGAGGCTTCTGTAAGCATTAAATCCCCTTAATTAATAGTAGCCATACTTAGGCCCATATCCTCGACCATTACCCAATTAGGATTACCAGCGCTAGCAATAATAGTGGGTGCAGAACCAGGACATTGACAGCGACAAATTAGATTGTGCGTCATTGGCGTCATCTGCATAATGCGATCAGCGCGGCAATCATAACCATTACCAGCTACAACGCCAGACGTCTGACCTATTACCAACTGCTGATTGCCACTCGAAGCATCAGCAACATCGGTAATGAAAGTTCCAGGCTGAGCAAACCAACTGACCTTCTGACTAATTCGATATACGTGATTAACTCTACTCACAAAACTCAAAGTCAAACCAGTAAGCACAGTCTGCGTATTCGCGAGAACCCCAGTCTGATTCGCATTAACCTCAGTATATGCTAAAACTCCCTGCGGAATTGGCACCCACAATCCGCCACCAACATACTGACACATTCCATCTACAATTGCACAAACCTGCCCAATTGCGGGAGATGGAATAGCGAGGTTCCTAGCGGCCTTATCAGCGAAAACTGGAACGTTATGGAAATACGCCTTCTCATGGTCGAAGTAGTGTTTACCGTCAGCAGCAATCGTTATATCATTACCCGCCACACCTGATGGCCCGGTTATTGTATCGGGAATGCCACCACCACCTACCTGCCCCACTACTTCCAATTGCGGGTAACTCAATATGAGATTCGGAACAGTCGTAGAGCTCATTACGAAAACGGGCCTTTAACTAGAAAGAAGATCCCATCATCCACAATTGTCTCCAGCAAACTCCCTTTAGCCCCACGCAACCCCCAGTTATAGTTAGGCCCAATATCCATAGTGGCGTAAGCTGAGGGCAGGAATGATAGTGTGAGATTCAGGCCAAGAAACGAATCAGAAGCATCAGTGATTTGACCGGCAGCATTCGCAACTTCCGAGATGCTAAACAGTACAGCGTTGGTATCTGGATGCGTCACACGGAAAGTCCATGCCCATCCCGTCCAATCAGAAAATGGCGGAATCTGGGCCGGCTTAGCCTGAATCGTTACACTCGCACTATCCCCCTTCGGAATCCCAAGGTGAATCTGCCCATCTCGAGACTCAAAGGTATTAACTGACATGAATGATCCTCACTCGAATGGGAAAAGGACTGGGTAATTAGGGGCTAGGACCCGGACATTAAACGCTGCGGCCTTCAATGCAAACAATGACCGGCCATTCGCACAGTCAATTGGCTGGGGCGGACGGTTAATGGCAACTCCGCCGTCAATTGGCAGCCCATTGAATTCTGTGACGAATCGGCCGCCAACGTAGAAGTCCGCTGACCCATACAAATAGACACTAGCTCGCCCACTAAAATCAATGTTGCTATGACCGAACGATGCGCCACCTGAAACCAGACTCGCTTTGTCAATCTGAATATCAAGCGGCGCTGACCATACGAAGATTAGCGGCAAGTCTGAGTTAACTGTCGTGCCGTAAACATCAACATTCCCCTCTACCCCAATACTGGCAGTAGCAGCGAGAATCTTCGATCGAATATTAAAGGTGGTATCATTCCAGGCAATCGGAACGTCAACCATCTTTTGATTTGGCGGAGTAGCTGCACGACCAATCAATCGCATGATGAATGAGCCGGCGGTGGCGTCAGTCTTAAGAATAGACATGGGCCTACCGCCGCCCCAAACAGGTATAGGGGTATTAGCGGGAATTTGCAAGAGCTCAGAATTCATAGATTAATCCTCGACCGCATCGGCGCAATCTGTAGCATTGTAGAAATGCCCACGACCAAACTCATCGCCATAAACCTGCGGCTCACCACTACCGTATTGCGTCTGAAACTCAACCTCATCCTTCTGGGCCAACTTCCCGCCCAATTCCTTAACGCCTTCCTCAAACCCTGATACTCCACCCATAACTATCTCCTATCTGCTGCTCGTTGCGTGGGAGGTTCCCCAAGCGTTCCGGCCATTGCTTTCTGCTGAACTACCCTATCTGCAATCTTCTTAGAATCTGGAATGCCCATTACCTCGAGCACCGAATGTTCATCAACAATGCCCATCGCATAGGCTTCCTTCATGTCCTCAACTCTTGCTTGTCTCGAAATTGATTGTGTGGCGCCCGACACAACATTAAGCATAAATCGCATGGGCTCCTTGCCTTGCTTAGTGGGCAAATAGAAGTGTTGCGATTTGAGTACACGGCCCATCTTTTGACCATCGTTACCTACTCGCCCGACAAATCTAGGGACATCATAAAACTCAGCCATAGTGGCAGCGTTAAGGTAACCCATTTGCCGGAGGAATCTCTCGAAATTGCGTAGTCTTGCACGAACTCGAACAAATGCGGAATCTTGGACTGAATCGAGGACTCCTTGCGCATTGCGACCAGTCGGTGAGAACCCTCGTACAATAGCCGACATTCCACTAATCCGCTCCATCTCTCCAACTAGGAATTGGACCGTTTGCAAATGCTGTGGTGCAATCGTCGGCGGGTCCATCCATCGCACGTCGTTATTCGGGTCTTGGACTGTAATCCGTTCACCTGGCTTGTTGTATATGGTTGTTCGACCCAAATCGCCTTTTCCCGATCCGACGAAAATAGGATTGCCCGCCAACCACAAATTGTGTTCCATGCTCGAGATAAGACGATTGATGGAAAGCTGGAGTGGGCCGAGTTCCTCGACGAGAGAGTAACCATACAATTCTCCTTCCTCTGTCGGCACATACCTTTCATAAGGGTGCCGATTAAATGGAAAGATATCCCTGGCCTTCTTATGCATAATGACTTGACTACCAGCTAGGACAAGGCAATACCACTCATCCATATAGCCCTGTCCCGGCGGATCATCTACATCAATATCATCCTCATTGGGCGATAGTGCGAGAGTGTCAGTTGGCAATGGCAATTCAACTCGAGCCTTAGCCAATGACCGATACCAAATCTCAATGTAACTCACGCCCGCTTCAATCACCTGCTTTCCAATTGGGCCAGGCCCGCCCATTGAAGTAACAACACCAGGAGTAAGAATAGCAGGGTTATTCCTGATGTTCCCAGGGTTAGTAGTAAAACCAGTAACCTGATTTGGCGATTCGTCCATTTGGGAAGCCCAAGTAAGCGAGCCATCATACCGGAATTTCGGGAATCGCCGCCGCAACTCATCTGTAGAAATTACCCGAGCCTCACAAATAAACTTAATGTCTTTCCATGACGTAGCATCAGGATCAAGGTAGATAGTAAATGGGTCCTTATGTCGCATCATAACCTCACCTAGTCCATCGGTGAGTGTTGCTTCCCATTCATTCTTCCCATACCCGATACCGTATGTCTCCCCATCCATGAGAATTTGCTGAACTTCTACCTCATAATCGTTGTTATTCCAGGTAGCCTCGTATGCAAATTTCAGGTCATCGGCAATCTCATCGTAGTAGTCATACATCACGGAATCTGGCGGTGCATATGGCATAAAATCGTAGACTGGCGGAGTGTCCATTTCCCAAGCGACAAGACTCAACAAAATTGGGCGGACCTCTGGAATCTCAGTTTGTGGGTGGTAACTCGCCCGACCAGATCCCCACGTCCGATTATGCACGATATTATAGTTCCGAACCCACTTACGAATCAGTGGCTTCCGAAACTCCTTAGCCTGATTAAAGAGCATTAGTGCTTCATTAACCAGATTTGCCGAATTCGGATCAAGTGGCATTCGCTCACCTTATATATAGAGGGCTGGTATTTGCAAGGCGTCTGTCTCTTTACGGAAATTACTGACGAATAGAATCAATCAAATTACGGTCAATTGGCTTTGGCTTATGAGGCAATCCAACTTGACTAATCTCTTCATCTCTATTAACCCCGTGATCGTCGTCCGACCCAGAAGTCTGAACAAACTCATGCTTATTCCCAGTCCTTTCCTCGAGCTCTTCCGCCCGCTGCTTCATGGCATCTCTATACTTACGCTGTGAGTCGAATCCTTCACCAAGACCGTTAGACCAGAACGAAGCAACAACGTCCCCACCCGCGATCTGTACATTACTAAAATCCTTAGCCGACTTAAGACCACAATGATACGGGACAATGGGGGATTCACGAATTGACTGCGTGATAACCTCGATAATCCCTCCGCATCCTCTACACACAAATTCATGATGAACCATATCAATTCCACTCCATTTCGTCAAATGTTTGAAATCCGTCACTACTGCTATCACCAGTACTATTAACCTTCGCTACGATCTCCGCAATTCGCTCGTCAACTCTACGGGCCGGCGCAGGGTCCAATTGATTCGCGGCAAGGACAATACACAATGCCATGACCGTATCATCGTGCGCATCTTTTTTGTCTGGCGGTGATCCATACGACCCATTCTCCAACGTCTGAAAATCCTTCATCTCGAGGAACGTGGGCTTATCATGCAGTATTAGATCCTTTTCAACAACATGCCGAATCCCCCACCCAACGGCAAGAGGTTTAGTCCGTGATGTCGTTTCCCACCCATATGTCGGAGTCCCAACCTTCCCAGATTGCCGAGTGATTTCCGGCCGGGCCTTCTGGTAAATGTTCGGATAGTTCCGCCCATTTAGCTGACCAACGGTCATATACCCAGGACCAGTTATTTCGGGAACTAACAACGCACGATTGAAGTACATCCCCACTTTGTACATTTCGTCGGCGAATGTTCCTGGAGTACACTTCGCCCGCCAAACCGCTACTTGTTCCAAAGTATGTCGATTCAGAATCTGCATACATGCGTAATCCCCTGTCGTTGTATGAGTCGGATCACCGCCAATCATATAATCCGCCATTGGGTTAACGTTCCGGAAAAGTGTTAGAGCTCCTTCAGAATTGGTCTGGAACTTAAACCCAGATGGAGTATCCATAATGAATCCAACGGCACCAGGAATCGGATCATAACACACCCGAAGCTTATCATATGGAAAGACCTTCAACCCAGACGAAATAAAGGCTTCTTCCGGATCGCATGGATACTCTTGATGAAACTCCAGTACATTATTATTCGTCTTATTCTTAATCATGTATCGGCGCCAGATTAACCTCGATTTCCAATCAATCCCATGCTTCACCAATACCCGCTGTATAATCTTCTCCTCATCATCCAGATGCGCCATATTATACAACGGAATACCCAAAGCTTCAGCAGTGTATTCAGGATGATGGAACCACGCTAGGAACAGCGTTTCATAATCGACATCATCTTCTTCCGCCGCCCACCATGTCTCTTCAAAGTAATTCCCGGTCCCATTCGCGGTCGATTCAATAACCCTCATTGTCGGGCCGAATGGTGGAATGGCTTGCTCAAGACTCAACATAATGTCTCTTGCCCCTTCCCAAAACCCAGCTTCCGATGCGTGCAATCCGTGGGTAGTTGAAGATCGCCCAATACCCCCAGCACCTTTCTTACCAGCCGTCGCAATCTTCATCGACGAACCAGTTTCCACCCACCGAATATCATTACGACTATTGTTCTTCAACTCAAACAGTGGATTCCACGGCGATAGATCCCAGTACATCTTTGTCATTTCCAGAAGGTTCCTCGCCGCATCAGTTTCATGCGCGACAATCAAACTCCGGTACCGTGGCACAATAAACGTCATGCAGTACAAACAAGCTTCCGTTATTGTGCTAATCCCTAGCTGCCGTCCTTTCAACACAATTAGCGCCACACGTCCTCGAGTGGAGAACTGCTCATGCACTTTCTGAAGGTAAATCTTCTGCGCCCAATTCGGATTCAACTGAATAGTCCGAATCCGCTTATCAAGAATCTTCAACCGACTGACCATCGGAGTCATATCCATATTACTGATTCAATTCCAATGGGTCATGAATGCCATCCCGCATTTGCCTCATCGCATCCATAAATTCTTTCAACTCAGTCTTATCATTACCTGTCCGCCGATTAGCCCGTTCCCTAACCAACGCCGGAATAATGGTTTTCGCTAGAGCCATCTGATTAGCAGTTGTCCCAGTTTTAATAAGGCGCTCCATATTATCAAGGAGCATATTGAATATATTATCAACACGGTCGAGAACTTGATCTGACGCCATCCCCGCCAGTTCATCATAGTCAGTCATCAACTAGCTCATCTACGTAATCATCAGAACTCGCATCCTGACCAGCTTCACCAAACTCCCCATCATTATACAACGGAATAGTGTAAACCCGGAACTCAAAGATAAAGTCCCTATGGTCCACCAAATCCATAATGCCCTTCTTACTCTCATCGTCAACTAGAATCGTGAGCTCCATCCCCCCACCAGCTCGAGCCACTGATTTAAACCCAGTTGGCGCTCCATACACAGTAATAACGTGTTCAGTATAGTCTTTCCTGGGACTAACAGCATGGCCCATAATCAACCCATCCCCATATTCCCAAGCATATTAGGAGAATCATCAGCCAAACTAGCCTCTGCATCCAAATACTCTTGTCGTTCAGCGAAATCTCTCTCAGTCTGTTCCTCAACTGTTACGTTTGACCAATTCGGATCCCAATTCGGCGACACAAACCTGTCCATCGGGTCATCAATCTCTGGCGGGTCATGGAAACTGACCGCAGAATCGGCCAATGCATCGGCCAATGTCGTGTCATCACCTAGATCCTTTACCGAATCCCCGGCGATAACCGGAATTTGCCCCGCCGGCCGCTGACTATCCTTAACATTACGCTGAATATAATCGAATTGCTGTCTAATCATCTGCCACAATTCATCATTCCTAGTAATCAATCGTTGGTTTTCCGCCGCCAACTGGTTAATTAGTGCATCCGTATAATCCATACTAACTCCAAACTGCAAAGCTGGGCGTCTAGAACCGCTTCAACCTATTCGGAAGTTGTATGATTTGTCAAACTCTTGTGCCGGTAGAGAGG